GTTGCTGGTGTACTCGGTTTCGCGATCGGTCATGTCGTCGGCGAGGGTCGCTCCTTCTGGCGTGAGCGTTACGAAGCCGAATCTGACTGGGGTGACCGTGAGCAGGAAATCGCGCTCACCCTCGCCAGAGTGCTCGCCCTGAATGTGGGCGGCTCAATGATGGACTGGTACGAGGAAGCGAGCAAGTCTACCGTCACGAAAGGAGCCTCACGTGACTGAGCGCATGAGTGAGGAGCGGTTGGCGGAATTGCAAGACGACGACAGCAACTGGGAGGACGGCGAACTCGTGTACGAGTGCTACGACGCCCTCCTCGCCGAACGCTCCACCCTCTCCGACATCCAAGCCGATCTAGAGCGGACCCGGGAGGCGTTGAGGTTGGCGTGTGGCCATCTGTCCCGTTCGACGCTCCCGCCAGCCGCGATTACCGACTGCCGCATGACAGCTAATCTTGGAGCGTCAACGGAAGAATGGCGCGACTACTTCCTCTCCCAAGCCAACCCCGGAGGTGATGGGGAGTGAGCACATGGGTGGACACATCACAGTGGAAACGCTGGGCCGAACGCTTGCGTGAGGTGATGAACCAACCGTGCATGTGCTATTCGACTGGACGGTGGTCGGCCACGGAGAGCCATCACGAACGCCGCGAATGCGAACGGTGTAAGACGCTCCGAGAATTCGACGAGTTCCGATCCACTCCCCAACCCAAGGAGGGATAGACCGTGACCTACGACAAGACGAAGGCGCTGGCTGACCTACGTGTAGCGTCACACCCCCAGGGAGCGACTGGAGGCTACCCGTTCACGGAGTGGCGCGATGCGTCCAACCGTCTCCGCACCTTCCTCGAATCCCTCCCCGACAAGGGATTGAGCGGGGAGGAGCGGGTGGTGCTACCGCCACACTGGGCGTGGGCAGGCCGACGGCACGGGCGCTCCTCTCACACCCCATCGGTTTACAACCACGACCCCGACGAATGCGTGGTGCCAAATTGCTCCTCGTGTGACGAGTTCGAGTCTCACACCCCATCTGAGAAGGTGCAGGAGGCGGTGGATGAACCTTGCGACCTATGTGAAGTTGCACCAGTCGATTGTCCAGGCGGCAACCCGTGGAGCAACGTAGGGCACGCAGTCAACGAGTATGAGGACGGGCACACGATGGACATGGACGTCCCATCATCCGAGCCATGTCTTCGTCAGTTACAGGCTCGTTATGCCACCCTCCTCTCCGCTACCCGTCCAGACGAGGTACGGGAGGCGCTGGACTCTATCCGCTCGCTGCTCAGTCGTTTTGATGGCTACGACTGCGGCTGCATCCAGTCGGAAGGCGACCTGTTCCCGCATGACGAGGACTGCCCTCACGTGGTAGCCGAGGAAATCGGCATCGTCCTCGCCTCCCTCTCACCCGACCCACAGGGGGAGAAGCGATGAAGCGGCTCAGGTGCTATCTCGGACGGCATGAGTGGGCCGTCCAGCCCGTGACCCTGACTCACACGTACCCGCAAAGCAAGCTGATCGCCCCGCCGATAGTCAGGAACTACGAGACCATCGTCTGCCGACACTGCTGGAAGGTGAAGCCGGATGCCTAACACCCCCACTCCCCAAGACGGCGAGCGGTGCGCTGTCTGCAAAGGACAAGGTTTCGTTTACACGGTGCTCCCTGCACCCAACCATATTGAGACATGCTACCACTGCTCAGGAACAGGACGAACTGACACCCGCTCACAGGTAGAGGAACGCATGGGGGAGGAGGACGACCTCGCCGCCATCAACACGGCATTGATTCACGGGCAGGCGGTGACGATGCCGGAGCGGGACGCGGCGATGAAGGCACTACCTCGCGTAGCGACCGCCCTCCTCACCTCACAACAGCGAGAGAAGCGGTTGGAGGCGGAGATCGAGCGGCTCAGGGCCGACCGAGATAGGTGGCGCGGTTCGTACCTGTCATGCGACGAGCGGCTCGGTAAGAAGATGGACGCTCTCGACGAGATCGCGGGAGTAGGCACTGATGTAGCAGCGGGGGACGATGCTGGGGGGTTTTACCGCTCGCAGCTTCATCGCTGTATCGGCATAGCGGCGAGAGCGAATGCCCGACCCTCCTCACTCGATACAGGGGAGTAGACGTGAACGCCGATCAGAAACTCCTGCTGGCCTGTCTCGCAGTCATCGCCCTCCTCACATACAACGCGATGGTCTGGAGACGCTACGCCGCAGACCTTGAGACCAAGGTAGAGAAGTTGTCACCCGTCACGGTGACTCGGTGAGCCGGGAGGACTACATCGACGGCTTCGCCCAGCGTCGCAAGAGAGGGCTTTGGGAGCGCTGCCGCTGGCGGGACAACGGCGACGGCACCGCGACCGTAATCATCGGCAGCGAGAGACAGTACCGAGGCAAGTGGACATTCATCGGCAAGACCTACGTCCTGCCGGTCGGACAAGTGAAGGAGAAGAAGCGATGAGTGAACGACGGTTCGTACTGGTAGACATCGGATGTATCGAGTGCGATGAACCTACTAGTGTTGTAGGGGTGTACCGTGAGCGGATCGACGCAGAAGTCGCAGCCGAACGGCTACCTTCGGGCGGCGAAGGCGACTACTCCGACGGGCAACACGTCGTTGAAATCTTCGAGGTGGAGTTGTCCGATGGCTAGACCATCCACCTACACCGACGACCAGATTCTCGATGCTATCGAGAACGGTGCGACGACGCCGAACAAGCTGCTCAAAACCCTCGACCTCAAGTCCAAGACCACGTTGATTACCAGACTGCGCCGTATGCGCGACGACGGTCTGGTGACGATGGTGGAGCATAGCCGCAGGGAAGGTTTCAGGGTGTACTCGGAGAGGAGTGTACGATGAGTCTGGAGGACTTCCTGGGCACAGACACGCCCCGCGAAGAACTGACCATCACGCTCAAGGTGCTTAGAGAGTTCAAGGAGAACGAGAGCAGTGAGGAGTGGGCAGGCTATGGCTTCGACACCTGGTACATGCTGGAACGATTCGAGGGCTACCTTGAACAACTAGTCGAGGGTGTCGAGTCGTGACCCCCACCCCCGAACAGATCGCAGCCGACAGGGAGCGTCTATGCGAGCGCTACCCGATGGCCCTGCTCATCGCCTCGTTCGTCGCAGACGACACACGGGACTCGCTCGAAGTGGTGTATGCTGACAGCAGTACCGTACTCGACGACGGTACACGCTTCCTCGACATACCGAACTTCACCGAAGACAGCGCCTACCAGCACATTTATACAATGGCGCGTCGTGGGCATTGGCTGAAGACCGAGGTGTGGGTCACGAAACGAGGACGTTCTACGTGGCTGTTCAAGTCCGAGGACGACATGAAAGCCAAACGGAAGGAATGGAGGAAGAAGCGGTGAGTCCTCTACCTCCGATGAACTTGGATCACCAGTACACCGTCGAGGATCGAGGCTACGCCACCCCTTGCTGGATTTGGCAACGAGCGTTAGATAGCAAGGGCTACGGCCAAGTCCGAGTCAACGGACGACTACGACGGGCACCCCGAGTCTTCTATGAACGAGCACATGGCACCATACCGGAAGGTATGCAGATAGACCACCTGTGCTGCAACAAGGGGTGCGTCAACCCAGTCCACCTGGAAGCCGTGACCGGCACTGAGAACATTCGTCGTAGTCCGGCGACGATACTAACTGAAATCGAAGTTGCCCAGATCAAACGCCTGCTGAAGTTGGGTTGGGCTGGACAGAGAATCGGACGAGTCTACGCCATCAGCAAGCACACAGTCTACAACATCCGCGATGGACGAATTTGGAAGGACATCGAAGCCGCATGATCGTCCTCTACCAACATCAAAAGGAGATTCTTGACCTTCTCACTCAGAATGAGCGGTTTCTGCTGCTTGCCGAGGTGGGCGTCGGTAAGACGGCCCCGGCCCTCATAAATCTCTCCAACCTCATGCTCGCAGGAGAGGTCGAAAACGCTCTGATCGTGGCACCCCTGTCCGGCCTCGGTGCATGGACACGGGACGCTCAAAAGTTGAGTCCTGAGCGTCAACGGTTGCTCAAGAAGGGTGTGACCTACGTCAACTGGGACAAGATAAGCCGCAAAGACGGCAAGTGGCAGAAGCAACTGTTCAAGCGGTGGGACTGCATCATCCTCGACGAAGGTCACGCCATCGCCAAGCCGACAAGTAACCGTACCAAGTATTTCGTCGGCGTGGGCAAGGCGCTCGGGCTTGCGAGCAAGGCGAAGTACCGCTACCTGCTCACGGGCACGCTCATCACGAACAGCCGACTCGAAGACCTGTGGGCACCGCTGCGTTTCATTCTCGATGACGAGTGGATGACGTGGGCCGAGTTCAAGCGCCACTTCCTCGTCACCAAGACCCTCCCCGGCTCCTACGCCGAGATGGTCGTCGGCTATCGCAACCGCAGCGAACTGCTCGACATCGTGGCACGCTACTCCTACCGCGTGCTCAAGAAGGACTGCCTCGACTTGCCCGAGGAGATGCCCGACGAAATCGTCATGGTGCCGTGGGCCGATGGCAAGAACCCAGGCTTCGACAAGACGACGCATCAACTTTACGAAGACGCCCTCGACTCCTACGTCGAGGCTCTGGACATGGTGATGGACAACCCACTCACCCGACGCCTTCGCATCAGCCAGATCGCGGCGGGACACATCAAAGAGTCCGACACCATCGAGGAGTCCGGCAGACGGGTTCGAGGTGACACCTACCATCTGAAGTCGCTCAAGACGCGCTACGCGCTCGAACTCATCGAGAACAATCCCGGCAAGACGGTATGTTTCTATAGCTACAGGGCATCGTGTGAGTCGATGGAGAAGGCACTGAAGGGTGCGAAGATACCGTTCGTCACGCTGAACGGCGACCAGCCCGACAAGAACATCTGGCAGAGGTTCCAGTCAGACGAGCGTATCAGGGTCATATTGGTACAGTACCAGTCAGGCTCCACGGCCATCGACCTGTTCGCATCGTCTTCGACGATATACCTCGAACCCTGCGACAGTAGTACACTGTTGGAGCAGAGCCGAGCACGGACGCACCGCAACGGTCAGACTCAGCCCTGCTCCTACACGTTCCTGCTCACCGAGGGCAGCGTGGAGATCGAGAAGTACAAGCGGATGTGCCAGCACCAGGACTTCGACGAGGCTGCATGGCTTGAGGTAGCCGCCGCACGCAGAAGACAACGAGAGGGGAGAGGAAAGTGAGAGAAATCATCAATGGTGAAGTCACTTTCAGGGGGTTATTTCACATCGAAGACTATACCGACCAACTCGAAGACGCGGGGATAGCCCCCAGCGACCTGAGCGCCGTGCTTCAATGGCTGAACCAGCATCCCGAAGTCTGGGTCGATGACATGATGGCGGGTGCTGAAATGACGGATTGGGAAGCACAATGATACCCACCGAAACCCGCCGAAGGATGTGCCATGCCAAGAAGCGCTACACCAGCAAAGGTCTCGCCGAGCGAGCACGCATCCAGAATCAGCGCAAGTACGGCAAGCCGTTCAGAGTGTATGCTTGTCCCGTCGCAGGTTGAAGGGGTTGGCATCTCACTAGTTTGGTGGGAGCAAGAGAGGAGAAGTCCGATGCGTAGAGCGAGCCGTCAGAGCAAGTGCCCCGTGACCCGAGGGTCGCACGATTGGCTGGACTTGAGCACTCACGGTGGCGGGGAGAACTACCAGTGCTCGGAGTGTCACGCCGAAGCCATCTCAGTCGAGGAGGAGGAGTGGGAGTTGTTCAAGAACGGCTACTCCACCTTCATCGACCTCGGAGACGATGAGGGTAAGTGGTACGAGCGCGATGACTAGCGAGAGAGCAGGAAGATGACGACCGTGACGAGCGAACCGATCACACCACCAGCGATGGTGAAAATGGTCGTTGCCCAGAGCGGTAGGCGGTTCAGGAGCTTGTTGAGTATTTCGTCGATGGTCGCGTGGCGGTTCTCATGTGACTCACGCCACTGTTTCATCTCGACGTATCCGGTGCAGGTCTCGTAATCGACTGGCTCGACCATGTGGTTTCCTTCATGCAAGACTACAGCACGATACAGTGACATTATACCAGCATAGCGCATAGTTGACAAGGTTTGATGCAATCGGCAGAATGTGGTAAAGTACGGGTTCCACGGATGGAGGGGACGTTGGCAAGCAAAGTCGAGAAGACTTGTCACCAGTGCGGCTTTCCTGTCCGCCGTGGCAAGGTTCCTATCATCTGGCCTGGAACAGCGATGACCGCGGTCTACTGCTCCCTCAAGTGTGCCGAGGCCGCTGGTGTCCAGATGCACCCGATTCAGCGCGAACTCCACGAGGCAGCAGAGCAGGCGGCATGACACTGGTCGAGTCCATCCCCCGCACCCTGGCCGAGCGCCCTATCTGGTTGGCGTACCGGCTCGAAGATCGCGGCAGCGGTCGTCTCTCCAAACCCCCCGTGTCCCCACGCACGGGGCGGGTCTGTGCCAAGACCGACGAGACCGAGCACGTCACCCTCACCGAAGCGCTCGTGGGTATGGAGCGGTGGGATTTGGACGGCGTGGGTGTCGTCCTCCCCGACGACATCTGTTGTATCGACCTCGATTCACCGTTTGACGAGTCTTCGGGTCAGATGCTCGACATCCCGAGCGACATCTTCGACCACTTCCGCGACACCTACGTCGAGTACAGTCCGAGCGGTAACGGCCTGCACATCTTCTTCTTCGGCTCGAAGCCCTACCCGCGCACGAAGGATTCCAAGGCGGGTATCGAGGTCTACACTTCGCCAGCCTTCCTCACCGTCACGGGTGACAGGGTAGAGGGAACCACCGAAGACCTGACGGAGTGTCAGGACGCGCTCGACTACGTGTTCGCCGAGTACCTTCCCCCCATCGTCGCCCCCAATGCCGAGCCGATAGTCGTCGAGCACGGGGACAAGACCGCCGACGAGTGGCTGATGTTCGCGCTCACCAAAGACGCGAAACTGCAAGCCCTCTACCAGTGTACCGACCACGACGGCGACGAGTCCTCGACCGACTTCGCCCTGCTGAACAAGCTGGCTTACTGGCTCAACCGCGACGCCGACGCAATCGAAAAGGCGTTCATGGCCTCACCGTGGGTGTCCACGAAAGACGCCTACCACATCAAGAAACTGGAGAGGGCCGACTACCTGCCCGACTCGGTAGCCAAAGCCGTCGCGCTCACGACCACCACCGCCTACGACACGTCGAAGACGTACGAGACGAAGGCGATCCGTTTTTTCACGCTGACCCCCGATGATGCGGGGGAACTCACCCTCAACCTTGAGGACTACACCGATCTCGGCAACGCCACCGCGCTTGCAAAGGTCTTCTCCGAAGTGCTCGTCTACACCCCTGAGTGGGGCTGGTGTTTCTTCGACGGCACGCGCTGGACGGTTGACGTGAACTTCCGTGCGATGGAGGCGTCCAAAGACATCGCCCTGGCACTCAAGACGACCGCACAGGGCTGGCTCGACCGCGTACGCGCAGACCTCGACGACGAGGGCATCGACCCCGAGAGCGACGAGGGCAAAGCTCGCTTGAAGTCAGCCAAAGACCTCTACGCCCACGCTCTGAAGTCCCAGTCCGAGCACGGTATCACGGCGATGGTCACGCTCAACAAGGCATTCATGCAGTCAAGCGCCAAGACCTTCAACGCCGACCCGTGGTTGCTCAACACCCCGAAGGGTGTCGTGGACTTGAAGACCGGCGAGACGATGCCGCACGACGCGGGCTACCGTCTCACCCACACCACGTCTGTATCGCCCGAAGACATCCCGACACCGATGTTCGATCAGTTCCTCGACCGTATCTTCTGCGGCGACGCCGACCTCATCGCGTTCGTGCAGAAGGTCGTCGGCTCGGCGCTGGTCGGTAAGGTCTATGCGGAAAACCTCATCATCGCCAACGGTACGGGGGCGAACGGAAAGTCCACCCTGTTCAACACCATCCAGTACCTCTTGGGTGATTACGCCACAGCCATCGACCCCGACCTGCTCATGTCCTCCAAGCCGCACGAGCAGCAGGTCGGCATGGCGATGCTCGAAGGTCGCAGATTCGCCGTGGCACAGGAGACCGAGGAGGGGCAGCGGCTTCGCTCCTCGATGCTCAAGCGGTGCGTCTCGACCGATACGATGGTGGCCAAGCGGCTCTACAAAGACCCGCACGAGTTCCACCCATCCCACACGCTCGTCCTGTCAACGAACCACTTGCCGAAGGTGTCGTCCACCGACCTCGGTACGTGGCGTCGCATCATCGTGCTGCCGTTCATGGCAACCATCCCCGCATCCGAGATCATCACCGACTTCCACTCGCTGCTCATCGAGCGCGAGGGTGCCGGGATACTGAAGTGGGCGGTCGATGGGGCGGTGAAGTTCTGGGAGTCTGGGTGCGACATCTCCGAGAAGCCCGAGGCGGTCGTCACGGCGAGTGCGGAGTACCGAAGCGATGAGGACTGGATAGCCCGCTTTGTAGGCGAGTGCTGTGTGGCCGACGATGAGAGTATCGTCAGGCACTCCGACCTCTACCGCGCCTACCACCACTGGGCCAAGGCCAACGGCGAGACCTACATCCGCTCATCCAACGTCCTCGGTCGCTCTCTGGCGACGGCAGGGTGGCGCTCGGAGAGCGCGTACGACGCCCAGACCAAACTCACGAGCAAGGGGTGGCGCGGCTGGCGGTTGTCCGAGACCCGCACGTTCCGTCTGGTACAGAAGGAGGCATCGTGACCCGCCGACGCTCATCCGTGGACGAGTACGGTTTCGATCTGCTCGACGACGAGACCGACGAGTTGTCAGACGGCTTCATCGTCACCGACGAGAATGGTCAGTGGGAGAGTGACGACAACCCCTTCTGTGACTTCGGCTTCGGCGACGACGAGGGGTTGTGCATCAAGCACCTCTATGGGTGTCACTATGTCGGTTGTGAGATGTCCGATGCTCCGCTGGTGTAACTGTGGCAAGCCCGTCGCACTCGGTAGCATCCTGCGGATGTGCGACGAGTGCAAGGCGATGCGGAAAGAGGTCATGTACGAACCGTACCGTCCGGTGGCGTCGTGCGGCCATCCCGCCGTACCGGGGGCGAACCGCTGCTGGGAGTGTCACGTCGAGCACCTGCGGTCGAAACCGTCCACCTACTACGGCTCCTGCACCGTCTGCGGAGCGCAGACGAGAAGCAAGACGGGATTGTGTAGCGAACACAGGGTTGACAACGTAGCGTAGAATGTGGGTAGATAGTCAGTACAAGGTCAACGTCAAAGGAGTTGGTCAACGTGACAGAGGCGAAGCTGGTCATCTTTGGCTCACGCGATTTCGACGATTACGAGTTGCTGGAGCGATGGGTCGATACGATTCGCAACACCTATTCGTTGAAGGTGGTCGAACTCGTATCGGGTACAGCCCGAGGAGCCGACAAACTCGGCGAACTGTGGGCTGCGACTCACGTGGTTCCCATCACTCCCTTCCCCGCAGAGTGGGGTAAGTATGGGAAATCGGCTGGCTACCGTCGCAACGCTGAGATGGCTGAGTACGCCACCCACGCTATCGGGTTCTGGGACGGCAAGTCCAAGGGTACGAAGCACATGATCGACCTGTGTCATCGCGCCGACATTCCCACCTGGGTCGTGTCGTTCTGATGCATGACCTCTATTTTTTCGACAGCGAAGTGTTTGCCGAGGACTGGTGCTTCGTGTTCAAGCGCCAGAGCGACGGTCACATCGAGTCGTTCTGGAACGACTGCGAGGGCGTTCAGGACTTCATCGACCTAACAGGGCCGGTGCTCTGCGGCTGGAACGCTCGGGACTACGACGCCCACATCCTGAAAGCCGTCCTGCTTGGCTGGGAACCGTCGCAAGTCCACCACGTTTCCCAGACCATCGTCGAGAGTGAGGAGCGTTCGGCAGTCTGGGCGCTGTTCTCAGGGTCGCGTTGGGTTGACCTTCCGCCAATCATCGACTTGTTCCACGATGTCGTGCCGAGGAAGTCGCTCAAAGAGGTCGAGGCCAACATCTGCCTCCCCATCGTCGAGTCCTCCGTACCCTTCGACATCGACCGAGCACTGACACCAGAGGAACGGGCCGAGGTCGAGCGGTACTGTCTGCACGATGTCGAGGCGACCGAGGCGCTGTACGACCTGCGCTTCGATTACGTTAAGGCCAAGTCCGACCTCTGTGAACTCCAGGGTGTTGACCCCTTGACGATGCTCAAGCACACCAACGCCCGTGTCGTCTCCGAGGTGTTGCGGGCCGAGCGTATCGGCGAGCATCCAAAAGGTGAGCGCTACGAGTGTCCGTCGAACCTCGACGTGAGCGCCATCCCCGAGCAGGTCTTGTCCTTCGCCCTGTCGATCACCTCGGCCAACTGCGAGGACGACCACGCTCCTGTCGAGTTCATGTTCCACGACTGTCCCACCACGGTCGGTCTCGGAGGAATACACGCCGCCGTGCCGTCGTACAAGGAGACCGCGACCGACAAGCGCGTCGTCCTCATCCAAGACATCGGCTCCTACTATCCCTCGCTCATCATCAACAACGGCTACATGAGCCGAGCGGTGCCCGACGCGAGCGTGTACAAGCAGTTCTACGAGATGCGGATGAAGGCCAAGACCGATGGGGACAAGGCCACCGCCGAGGCCGCGAAACTGGTGCTGAACACCACCTACGGTACCATGAAAGACCAGTACAACAAGATGTACGACCCGATGCAGGCAACGAGAGTCTGCCTTTCGGGGCAACTCTACATCATCGACCTCATCGAGCAGATGTACCGCGCCGTGCCGCACGGTCTGCAACTCATCCAGTTGAACACGGACGGGTGGGTCATCTCAGTACCGAGAGACCGTCAGGCGGCGATACTGTTCGCCGTGACCGCATGGTGCGAGCGCACAGGCTTCACCGTCGATACCGACTTCGTTGAGACCATCGTCCAAGCCAACGTCAACAACTACGTCATGCGTACCGTTGACGGCAAGGTGAAGGCCAAGGGCGGGGTCGTGGCTCGTCACGCGGGAGGCGACTTCAAGTCTAACAGCGCGACCATCATCGACAAGGCGGTCGTAGACTACCTGCTCGACGGTACTCCAGTAGCACATACGGTGAACTCATGTAGTGACATCGAGCGCTTCCAGATCGTCGCCAAGGCCGGACGGACGTTCCAAGAAGTCGTACACGACATCCCCATCATCTGTGACGGGGACACGGTAGTCGAGCGTCGGGACGTGGTGGTGCAACGACGCAACCGCGTCTACGCCACGACCGACGAGCGGTACGGTGGCATCTTCAAGGTCAAGTTGGACAGCGAGGGGAAGGAGACGGGCAGGTCGAGAGTACCATTGACGCCGCCACACTGTTTCGTAGACAACGAGAACCTGTGGCACGATACACCGATAGAGTTGACATCGTTGGACAAGTCATGGTATGTTTCACTGGCACAACGCAAAGCACGAGAGTTCATCACCCGAGACAAGAAGGAGAGAGAACAGATGGCAACGACAGAGGAACCGAACAACGAGTTGCAGAAGCCTGACGACAACGAGGTAGCGTCAACGACCGCACCGACCCCGCGTCGGCGCAGCAAGAAGACCGACGAGGCTGCAAACGAGGTCAACATCGAGGCGGTTCTTGTGCCGACCTTCGGCGAGAAGCTGTTTCAGTTGCAAGCGTTGATGAACGGTGCGGCCACGGGTGTCGAGTTCGACAAGGTGGTTGCGGTCGGCGGCGGTGCGTCGAGCGAGTACGCCGACACGCAGCAGTACAAGAAGTGGCTCGCGCAGGCGTGCCAGCAGTGCGGACTGCTCTACAAGTTGGACGTGACGACGCAGTTCCTCGGCGAGATCGGCAAGACGAGCAGCGGTGGAGCCATCTACGCGGCACAGGCGGACGGCTTTGTCACCCTGCGTGATGTCAACGACTTTGACGCCGCCGAGACCTACGCCGTGTCCGGCTTCGGCTCCAACGGTCAACCTGGATTCTGCAACGGCGCAGCCCAGACGAACCTGCTCCGCAACTTCCTCCTGAACGGTATCGCTCTGCTCGACAACAAGGGTCGAGAGGGCGACGACCAAGCGTTCAACGGTGTCGTGGACAACACCAAGGGCTACGTCTCCAAGGAGCAGAAGGCCGACATCCGTCAGGGCATCAAGGACGAGAAGGCCGAGGAGAAGCAGTACGCCACCGCACTGTTCGCCAAGGCGCTCTACGACACCATCATGCAGGCCCGCGAGTACCAGCCCGATTTCGGTGACAAGCAACTCGCCGAGCACTACGACGAGGACGGCTCGCCGAAGCTTCGTGACGATGGCAAGTCCACGATGGCGAAGCTCGACGCCCAGCGCGGACTCACCAAGGCCGAGGAGATCATCGCCGAGGGTGAGAAGTCCAAGGGGGAGGCGGCATAATGGCAACACTCGAAGTCGTTGCGCCCGAACCCGAATACAAGTTGACCCTCACACAGTCCGAAGCCCGAGTTCTCCGAGCCATCATCGGTCGGCTCGCTGGTTCCGTACCCGAGGTCTCTGCCATATGGGACGCGATGCACACTCTACAGTCGGAGCCGCTTAGGTTCGCCTGCGTGAACGACGACCCGACGAGACCTCGGGTTGACAGGGTGGGCCACCGTGCCTAACTTCAACCCCTGGGAGTACGTCTCCGACGACGCCATCCGTGTCGTCGATGGTACACCCTCCAACCCCAAGAAGATGACGGGTAGCCGTCTCGGGGCCATCGTCGGCGTGAACAAGTGGAAGTCGCCGTTCGAGGCGTGGTGCGAGATAACCCGTGTCGGCGAGCAGCCCTTCGAGGGCAACAAGTTCACCGAGGCTGGCGAGGCCATCGAGCCGAAGCTGCTGGAGTTCTGCAAGAGCGAGGTCAGTCCCTACATCGTCACCCCGTCCGAGTGGTTCAAGACGACCCGAAAGCTCTACGACCACTTCCCCGACGAAGCAATCTTCGGTGGTCAGTGGGACGCGCTTGCGCTCGATGCTCCGCTCGCCAAGGGCGGCAAGCCCATCGCGGTCATCGAGGCCAAGACCTCCTCACGCCCGCAGGACTGGGTGAATGGTGTACCCGACTCCTACGCCGTGCAGGGTCTCGCCTACGCCGCATGGCTCGGGGTAGACCTCGTGTACTTCCCCGTCCGCTTCATGGAGCCGCACGAGTACGACGCCCCGCACCTGTGCGAGTGTGACGACGCCAACACCGAGATTTACGAGATGAAGGTCGCAGGCTCGGGCATCCACGACACGCTCACGGGTGCGATGGCGTGGTACGAGACCCACGTCCTCGGCAACGTCTCACCGTCGTTCGACGCGAAGCGCGACAAGGACATCCTCAAGGTCATCCGCACGAACGAGGTCAAGTCTGACGGCCTCGAAGCGCTGGCTAAGAAGGCGCTCGTGTTGGAGTCGAAGATCGAACTCATCCGTAGCGACAACGGTCTGGACGCGCTTGAGAAGGAACTGAAGGCGCTGAAGGACAAGCAACTGAAGCCGCTGCTCGTCGAGCAGTTCGGCGAGAACGACGAGACTGTGACCGCCTACGGGTGGTCTGTCAAGAAGTCAATGTCAACAGCTATCAACAAGGAGGCGCTGGAGCAGGACGGCCTGCTCGAAACCTACACCGTGTCAACGCCACGTTACACCATGACTCGAACGAAGGAGTAAGCGATGACTACTGTCACCGGCAAGGGTCGCCCCAAAGGATTCCAACTCATCCCCGAAGGCAATCAGGTTCTTCACATCACGAACGTCGTCGGCAAGCCACGTGCGAACGTCAAGCTCGTCGAGATGGACATGCACAACGTCGATGGCATCTCGCTCACCGGCAAGCGCAAGCAGTCCTACAACCTCGACAACGAGGGCGGCTACGCCGCGTTCTACTGGCTCGTCAAGGGTCTGTTCGACATCGACCTCGACGACGGCGACCAGTTCGACATCGACCAGCTTGAGGGCGCGTACGGAGTGTTCGAGATCGTCCACAAGAAGGTCGAGAAGAACGACGGCTCGGGCGACTTCCTCACCTTCTCCAACATCAAGTCCACAGTCGGCCCCGCCGATGGTTTCGACGGCGCACCCGTCGCTGCCGCAGCCGCTTCGAGCGGCGAGGACTGGGGCTAGGACTTCATGGCCCGCGTCGAAAGCAAAATCCAGTCCGACATCGTAGCCTACCTCAAGGGTCGGCACGACACCTACGTCCTCAATGTCGGCGGTTCGGCTTCGACGGCCAAGGGTACTCCAGACCTGATAGTCTGCTGGCGAGGACGCTTCGTGGCACTGGAAGTGAAGAAGCCGAAGGACTCCTACGGTCTGACGAGCACCCAGGCGATGCGCCTTCGCAAGATCAACGAGATAGGCGGCATAGGAGAGGTGGTGACTTCCGTCAAGGATGTCTCCACCCTCCTCGACCGACTTGGGAAGGAAGCGGCATGACGACCACCAACGTCAGCCAACTGCGGCTAGATACGTTCACTGAGCGTATCGAGGACGCCAAACGAGCCATGCGCGGCCCCTATGGGGGGCGAGAACTTCATGGCACAAGCTATCGCAGCGCTCGTTCAGGACAAGATGTTCGAGTTGGTAATCCTCGCAGAACGAGAGAAGGCGACGTTCGATGAGTGATACCCCCAAGATTCCAGACGAACTCGTCAGACCCGACGACGTGGACGGCGACCCCTTCGACAACGCCAAAGTCCACTACGTCAACCCAGACGACGGCGAGCAGGACATCGACCAGATGTGGGACACCGAGTACGAGGACGAGGTTGACGATGAAGACGAAGACTGATCTTCTCAAGGCCGCTCGCGGCTATCTCGGCATCGTCGAGCGTCCTCCCGGCTCGAACCGTACCATCATCGGCCAGCGCTTCGGCTACAACGGCGTGCCGTGGTGTGCCGAGTTCGTGTGGGTCTGCCTCAGTGAAGCAGGCTTTCACGTCCGCAAGAACGCGAGCGCCTACGGTCTCACCGACGCACTCGTGCGACTCGGGTGGAAGAAGGTAGACCGCCGTGACATCAGAAGCGGCGACATCGTACGCTTCCGCTTCTCTCATGTCGGTATCTGCGAGGCCAAGCGCGGCGATGGTCGCCTCACCGTCATCGAGGGGAACCACGGCAACGCCTGTAAGCGCGTCGTGCGCTCGACCATCTCGATAGCGTGGGGTGTTCGTCCGCCGTTC